GCGCTGGGCGTCGCAGACTCGGGATACACTCCGAGTCCGACGATCGCGTACACGCCACGCGTGAACATCGAATTCATCATGTCCGAACGGGCATTGCTTCAGGATCGCAAGGACGTACGCAAGTACTCCACGAATCTGATCAATGACACCCAGGTCGTGGCAATGGTGGAAACCCTGCAGAACGTCTTCTAACTTCATAGCTAGAAGATCGCCCCCGGGAAACCGGAAATTGCAACGTTTATAGAGGGTTACGATGGACAAGCATGATGGGTCTTCCCATATAGGCGAAGTTTTCTTCGCTCTGTGCAAGTCGGTTGATACGCCGATCTCGTTAGGTGCTTGGCTTCGCTTTAAGCATAATCAGCTTGAGCTGGCCAAGATGGAAATTCACCATCGAGATTACCTGGACGCCGACTCTTTTAAGATGGACTATGTGGTGATCTCCTTCCTTTCCAAGTGGAAGGGGTTATCTACAGGTCTTGATTTAGAAGAGGAGGCGTTAACGAAGTTCAAATCTTCGGAACTATCATGTCGTGAGACGAACGATAGACTCCGGGAATCTAGAAAGAAGGGTATTGATCCCTTCATTTCGTCCGTTTTGTTTACGGCGAAAAGAAAAATCTCTAGGTTACTGGGTCCTTTCAGTAGTTTTGCAATTGATGACAGGTTTGGTTGGGGACCGGGTGCTACTGACGATATTCCACGTCGTAGTGCCTTTGTCGACACTAAACTTTGCCAACTCCCTATTTCGTGCACGCGAGCTGCCTCAGAATATTTCCTGAGTGTGCTTGCCTCCGACCTTCATTGGTCGAGTCGTGTCTTAGGAGTGCCTGTTGAGGACATTTCTGGTCCTTTTCAGTACCTCGATAACGTACTATCCCTTGTGGAGACGTGCGAAATTGACACTGTGCCGAAAAACGCGAAAACCCACCGCGTTATAGCGAAAGAACCTAGAGCTAACGGCTTCCTTCAGAAAGGAGCCGGAGGCTATATTCGATCGCGACTTCAGCGGGTAGGAATTAACCTGAATGACCAGGTACCGAACCAGATGGGCGCATCCCGCGCTTATACTGACGGTCTTGCTACCCTTGACCTCAAGGCAGCAAGTGATTCGATGTCGATAGAGCTTGTTTACGAGCTCTTACCTTTCGACTGGGCAGACTTTCTTGATAGCATTCG